CCAATTTTATTCCACATGCTATTCCAGAAGACATATTTTTTCCCATGGTTGAAGATGAGATAAAGGAGTCTAAACACGCTGTCTTGGGTCCAGATAAGGAGGATTACTTTGTCGCTTTCTGGATGAACAGAAATGCTAAAAGAAAGCGACCATCTGACCTGCTTTGGTCATGGAAAATATTCTTAGAAAAGCTCCAGGAGACACACGGACACAAAAAGGCAATGCTTTTGATGCACACAGATCCTCTAGACCCAGAGGGACCAAATTTGTACATGGTGACAGAGGAACTAGGAATAGCTGATAATGTGATATTCTCCACGCATAGAATAGAGTTTGAGAAGATAAATGTTTTGCACAATATTTCTGATGTTTGTGTAAACATTAGCTATGCAGAGGGGTTTGGTCTCACGACACTCGAGTCAATGCAGACGGGAACGCCTATAGTTGCACTCAAGACAGGGGGCCTCACAAGACAGGCCGTCGATCATCGAGACGGAAGTGAGAATGGTGTGGCTCTCGATGTAGATTTCAGATCGATGGTGGGCTCTCAGCAGGTACCTTACATATATGAAGACTATTGTTCGGTAGAGAAAACTGCAACTGCTCTTTTGAAAATGCACGATCTCTCTAAGGACGAAAAGAAAGCTCTAAGCAAAAAGGTAAGAGACTACGCACTGTCAGAGTTCTCCTATCAGAAGACAATTGATCTGTGGCACGACTCACTAACAGATCTGAGTGAGAACTGGAAGACAAGATATAAACCGTGGACTTGCGAGTCACTTTAGGATTTAATCATGAAGACAGTTATCATAAGAGCTCCCCTTCTAAGTTATTCTGGATACGGGTGCCATTCACGACAAATATTTAGATGGCTTTTGTCTAGAAAGGATGTGAACATCCACACACAGATAGTCCCATGGGGGATCACATCCTGGATGTTGAATCCCGATTATGAGGACGGCTTGGTGTCAAAGATCATGAGTAGATCTATTCCTCTAAATCATGATGTGGGTGCAGATATTTCCATTCAGGTGCAGCTTCCAAATGAATGGGACACTAATCTTGCTAAGGTGAACATTGGTGTCTCCGCGTATGTTGAGACTGACCTCTGTAGTAAGGAGTGGATAGAGGCATCTAACAAGATGGATGCAATTGTTGTGCCGTCTAGACATGCTGAATCGTGCATAAAGAACTCTGGGTCTGTGTCTAAACCCATCTATGTGATTCCGGAGGCTTACTATGATGCCATCGAGGCAGATAATGTTCCACCTTTAGATCTAGATCTAGACACAGACTTTAATTTTCTTTTAGTGGGACAGTTCACTGGGAATTCACCAGAAAATGACAGAAAGAACATATTCTACACTGTGAAGTGGTTCTGTGAGCTGTTTTCAAATGATCCTTCAGTTGGCCTAGTTATAAAGACAAACAGCGGAAGAAATACTAAGATCGACAAGTCTGTTACTAGGAAGACGTTAACCAGGGCTCTTTCTGAGATAAGACCGGGCTCATATCCTAAAGTACACATGCTCCATGGCACAATGACGCAGGAGGAGATGACGTCTCTGTATAGACACCCAAAGATCAAGGCGCTATTAACATTAACTAGAGGCGAAGGCTATGGGCTGCCCATATTAGAGGCGGCGGCATCCGGGTTACCGGTCATTGCAACAAACTGGTCTGGTCACTTAGACTTTCTTAAGAAAGGAAAGTTCGTTGGCGTTGACTATAGGTTATCCCCGGTGCCAAAGTCTCGAGTCGATGGAATGATTTTTGTTGAAAGCGCTAGGTGGGCTGAAGTCAACGAGAATGATGTGAAAAGGAGACTACAAAAATTTAGATCATCACCGCAGCTTCCCAAGAAGTGGGCGATGGACATGAGAAAGAGTCTGTTGAAGGAATATTCTCAGAAAAGTATTAACGGATGTTATGATCACGCCCTAGAATGGATTTTTAAGTAATGATTGAGTACATCATCATAACGATCCTAACGATTTTGTTGGGTGTGTCTATTTACTGTAATGTGAAGCTGGGCATGACTGTGCTAAAAATTCAGGATTCTATTGAGGAGTCTTTGGATATTCTGGATGAAAGGTATGCTTCGATATCAAAGGTTTTGGAAATACCGATCTTCTATGATAGCGCTGAAATCAAGAGTGTTCTACAGGATATCGACAAGTCCAGGGATTCTGTTCTTTACATAGCAAATTTATTGACATCCGTTCAAGAAGTGTCTGATGATGAAGAACAATCGTAGAGGAGAACCAATTGGCTAAGAAGATTAAAAAGATCAGAAGAAGATCCAAGTCCGGCGGAAATCAATACTTTAGCATGGATACCCAGGCGGCAATCATCGAGTATCAGGGCACTGATGGACAAAAAGAAAAGCACAAGCTGTACTGTGAGACAATTCGGTCTGCTTTTGAGAAGCTGTCGGAGAACTTAATTTTCATCTATGGGTTCAACACCCCTTGTGAACCGTACGAGGTGCTCAAGAGTGACTGTGTGACTTTTCTATATGAGTCCATCCACAAGTGGGATCCAGAACGAGGCACTAAGGCATTCTCGTACTTTAATGTGGTGGCCAAGAACTGGCTGATCATAAACTCTCGTCAAAATAAAAAGAATAATAGAAGACATGTAAGGATGGACGACTCTTCTTCAATGTCTCAAACAGATAAGGCCATGCTTGCCGACTACGACAGAGCACCAGGACCTGATGAGATGATGATCAAGGCCAATTTTCGCAGTGATATAATGAAACTGCTACATGAGATAAGGTCTCGTGTAACCAGCACTAACGAGATACTGTGTACTGAGGCTGTCATAACTGTGTTTGAGACCGTCGACGATCTGGATTTTCTAAACAAGCGCGCAGTGTTCGTGTATGTGCGAGATATCTCAGGCCTCACACCAAAGCAGTTATCTGTTGCGATGTCGTCAATTAGAAAGCATTACAGAGGCCTAGTTAAGAATGGTGGAGAGTTCGACATCTTCTAGAGGAGAGGCCCACAGTGAGCAAGAACATTGACATTATAATGAAAGATTTTCATGACAGACAGATGAAAGTGGATAGTTTCGCTGAACTGTTAGCATCGATTGAGTCGACTGCTGATAAGAAGAAAATGCTTTGGCTGGAGATCTATGAGAATGCGTTGACTGATCGTGAGAATGCTGCAATGCTCTTCACTGATGCTTATAAGGACATGAAGGGAGGCCTAACTGATCATGCAATGGTGGGAACATTGATGGCTAAATACCTTGAAAGAATGTGTAAGTCAAACGACCAGATCTTGAGGTTGTCCGAGCTCATCGCTAAGGCTGAAGAGCAGGGTGCTAAACTCAACTCGGATGAGATATTCTCCCAAATAAACGGAGGGTAACATGGCAGATCCTAATGATCTGATTGGAAAGATAACATCGGGTGTAGATGAGATCGGTCAGGAGCTGGACTCTGTAAGGACCGACGGCGGCGCTCAGGTGATTCTCAAGGCGGTTGTCACTCACGTCTTGAACGATCCAGCCTACTTCTCTCCTGATGAGTATGAGCTCATTGAGGATAACATCACAAATCCTGACTTTCTCGTGGGTGCCCCAAGAAACTCCATTGTAGCGCGGATAATCACAGGAGGCCAAGATAAGCAGGGCTCTTCTCAGCTGATGTGCTATCCGTTTTTCCCACCGCATATATGTTTTCCGGTTAAGCCGGGAGAGCAGGTGTGGTTGATCAGAGAGAACTCAAAAGAGGAGACTTCCATTGGATATTGGATGTGTCGTATCCCGGGTTCTCTTGTGGTTGATGATATCAACTATACCCATGCAGATAGAAGGTTCAACGAGTCCTCTAAGGGAGACACAGTCGATGAGAAGGAGGGGTCCGACGAAGTGGTCCTTCCGGGATACCCCAATGGCGCCGGTGACGAGAACTCAACCAGCTTAAACGAGGAGGATGGTTTTGAGAAGGTCTGGGCTGCATGTGTAACAGCCCTCGCGTTGGACCCAGAGCAGCTTGAGGCCGAAGCCGACCCTGAGGCGATCCTAGCCCACTTCACCCCTGAACCAGTTCCCAGGTTCACTAAGAGGATGGGTGACATGGTCCTACAGGGAAGTAATAACACACTGATATGTCTGGGGGAGGACAGAGGCTGGTCTAAGGAAGAACCGCCTCTGTCGGATCCAACTGATCACGAGGGAGAAGCAAATCTTAGCAATGCCACAAGGGCAGAAGACGAGGCAAAGGGCTTCGCCGGGTCTATCGATATAGTCGCCGGCAGGGGTCGTCTGATGCTCGATGATAAATATGAGTTCACGGATACTGCTAATATCGAGGCTAATCCTGTTCCCACTACCAAGGCAGACGCCAAGGGAGAGGATGCCATACCCGGCGGATCCGTGCGTCTCATAGAGTCATCTGATTTGGAAGGTCGGACGGGACTACCCAGCGGGCAGATCTTAGAAGTGGATAAGAACCCCGTGGCTAACATGCTAGAGGAGGAGTTCGATAGACTACATAATCCGTCTGAGGGTGACCCGGACTTCCATAATGATGCGTCCAGGGTCTACGTCTCTATGAAGACGAGCGGAGATGAGAATTTCAACATCACTAAAGACACGATGCCCAATATACCAACACCTTTGACTGCTGAAACAGCCGTCGGTGGTCATGGGGTGTCAGTGAGTGATAGTGTACCTTACACACCAATGCCGGAATCTCCGTACATCGTCATGAAGTCTAACGAGATAAGAATCATCGCTAGACAACGACAGGACGACGCCGCCGCGATCAAAGAGAACGGAAGCATCAAGATAATAAAAGAAGGAGATCCGTTCATTGATGGCCACGGCGCCGGAAAAGGCCGAGGCGTGATAATGATCGAGAAAGACGGATCCATTTTGATAGACGGCCCTAGGGTAATAATAGGGTCAGGTGATTCCAAGACAGGAGGTCTGAATAACGAGGGAGTACATGTAGCCATCGGATACGGTGCAACTGAGTCAATGATGCTGGGTAATAAATTCACAGAGATGCTAATCGCTTATCTTGAGAAAATACAGGCGTTTTGTCAGACAATAGGACCAGAGGTCGGAAACATGGGGGGACCATTAGCTAGCATAAAGTCAGGAGCTAGTGATCTGGACGGCGACACGGCAGCATTTATCACAGAGCTAGACAAAGGTGCAAACGGCCCGCACCTCAGCAAGCTAGCTAAGTTGAGTTAAGGGGCACCTGTGTCGTATACAAAGATTCCAGCATCAACTATTCGGGCTGAGTACGATCTAGACGGCGATATCTCCATATGGATAGCATCTAAGATGCTGACAAGTGAAACTTCCTATGCGTATTTTGTGATTGGGACCGAAATGTGGAGCCTCATAGGAACATTCTTTAGGGAAGATGATCCTATTAACGATCCTATGTTCGAGGTGGCCGGCTCGCCGATTGCAAGTCCTGAAATCGAAGAACACATTTACTGTGAAGAGGCAGGAAAAGGAGTACTCTTTTATCTAGCACACGAGATGATGTCTTTAAGCGAATACTACAATTTTAGATCAGCTAGTGAACTCAGCAACTCACCGTATAGCAGCGCGGATGAATACCAAAAAGACGACAGTTGGCCGGGCCCGACCAACGCATCAGCAGGTCCGGCGCACTTTCGCGGAGTACTCATGTCGTACCTGATTCAGCCTGCGATTCTAAGCATATTCGATTCCATGGCAACATATAGTAGCTCTTCTGAAACAGTCACGATGAAAACTAAGGATGACGGAACACCGTACGACTTTAGAAAAAAGGGAGACCTCTATGCCGCGATGAGTGATATCGGGGCACAAGCAGGATACAACGAAGATAATCCCGTTCCAGACGGATCTGACTGGTTAGACAGGGTCATGGCAACTATAGACGCTGCGTTGGACAAGGTGGGTATAGTAGAGGAGGAGACCGCGGCAACGAAAAGCTTGGCTGATTACATAATAGCCAACATGTCAGACATTGATGCAGGCCCTGTACCCCCACCTAAAGACCCACCAGACCCGAATGCCCCCGCGGCGACGCCTCTAAAAAAACCAGAACCAGGAACTATGGATCCCGAAACTGACAAAGTGATCCCAGTAGACAAGGCAGACTGGGCAGAGAATTTATCAATTGCTGATATCATGGTGGGAGGATGGATGCTGACAGAGAAGGGTGATGCCATCGATCCGAACAATCCGCCTCCAGGACCGGTAATAAAATTTTTCGATACGGCCGTGAAAGCCGCGCTGGTGAAGTACTACACAACAATGCCGCTTGCCCCAGCAGATGACGTTAGTCTATTACATGCTGCAATAGATGATGATCCAGAAGGCGTCCTAGCTCCTGAGTCGTGGCCATGGAATGAAATTGTCGATGACGCCGATAGAGCCGATTCGATCCAGACGATGAAAGACAAACTAACAGATATTTTAACCGCCATCCACGACGATTTAACCGGTACATTGGTAGCTGACATAACCGCCGGATCAGTTGACGACGGTACACCACCCGGGTTTGGTGCATCACCTGTTCCAACCCCCGGAGCTCCTCCGGCGACGGCGATAATGCCAACAAACACACAGCCTGTCGTAGATCCAATGGATGCTTTGCCTAAGCTGGGGAAGTGTTTCGTGCAATATTGTGTAAGTCAACTACCCATCGCAGACATGAGAATCGGAGGCATGCCCGGAGATGTGGTGGCCGAGACTGTAGCAGACGCTTAACTCTAGTTTACATCTAGTGGCATAGAATCTCCCGATTCAGATATTTACCATACGATGTAGAGTGTGTATCTATTGACGGGGAGTGAGTGTGGCAACTACTAAGATCGTAACGAGAAAGGCCTACAACTTTAAGAGTGTAGGTGAAAAGCTCCAGGAGAGGATTGTCAAGGACAATATTCTTCCCAATGAGCTGCCCATAGGGATCAAGACACCTCTCGAGCCAGGGACGTCCAACGATGGGCTGTTCAAGATGCATTTTAGTATAGCAGATCAGATATCGGATAACTTACGGAACATGCTGCAGACAAATCACGGTGAGAGATTGGGTTTTTATGACTTTGGAGGCAATCTTGAGCCGCTGACATTTGAGCTGGGACAAGAGACAGCCGACTCTGAGGCAGTCCGGAGGATAAACACAACTGTTAGTAAATACATGCCGTACGTAGAGTTGGAGGAGTTCATGCCTCTAATTGACAGAGTGAACAACCAACACACAGCTAAGGTGGGCTTTAGGGTGACCTACGCTGTTCCTAAGCTAGGAATAAGAAACAAGGCAATTGACGTGATTCTTTACTCGGTGACTTAATTATGGGAAATGAACTTTCAAAAAAGATAATAAAAAAGAGAAGTAGGTCGTATCTAGCCAAGGACTTCGATGCATTTAGAGCAGACTTATTGAGATATGCTCAAACGTATTTTCCGGACAAGATACAGGATTTTTCTGAGCCGGGAATGGGAGGCCTCCTTCTTGATTTTGCAGCCATGGTGTCTGACTCAATGGCATTCTACTTGGATCACCAGTTCAATGAAGTAAGCTGGTCCACTGCGATAGAGTCAAAAAACTTACAGAGGCATATTAGAAATGCGGGTGTGGAAATAGTTTCAGCTGCCCCTTCCGTTGTCACAGTCGAATTTATCATAAAGACACCACCTGGGTCTCTGGTCACAACAGCAGGGGAAGGAAGCAATAAAGTTCCGCATAGATCGGTTCTTCCAATAGTTCTACAGAATACAAGACTTCTAGCGTCTAACGGTGTGACTTTTATTCTTACAGATGATGTAGACTTTAATGAACGGGATGAGGAGGGTCATCATCTTTCTCAGCTTCAATTTGTGGACAATACACAAGATCAAATGTATGTGTCGAAGCAGGGTGTGTGCATGTCAGGAGACATAACAACAGAATCATTCAGAATTTCTGATGAACACATCCCGTTTCGTGAGCTCGTTCTATCCAATGAAAATGTAACTGAGATTCTACAAGTGATGGACACACAGGGAAATCATTATTATGAGGTTGAGTCCCTATCACAAGATGTTGTTTACACTGGAGTTTTAAATGCAAATGAGGACAAGGAGTTAGTCAAGCAGACACTGGAGCTGATTCCCGCGCCCAGAAGATTTGTGAAGATAGTCGATGCAGTCAATAGACTGTGCACACTTCAGTTCGGTGCGGGAAATGCTGAGACACTGGAAGATGATATCATACCAGACCCAAGTGAGTTAGCCTTACCGCTATACGGAAAAAAGATTTTTAAGCGGTTTTCCATTGATCCTAACTCTCTGCTTAGAACACATATT